TTCCCTGATCCTTTCCCGGATCGCTTCCTCCGGCCTTCCCGATCGATATCTTGGGGGAGAATCCCCTAGGGCCTCTCTGCAACACGAAGTTCATCCTGTATACGGGGTTGCCGGATGTGTCCGTGCCCCCGTCGGACAACGAGACGGAAGGATACGTTCCCGCCGTTATGGTGCCTATTGAGAATTGCGGGGTCTTCCCGGTGAAGCCTCTCATACCGGAAACGTCCACGATATAGTCGTAGCCCGTCGATGTCCTCAGATACAGCTTTCCGGTATCCTCCTCCTCCACGCTGCCCGTGTTGATGATGACGAACTTCCCCTCCGGGACGTTAGACTTGTCCGCCTCCATAGCCGATATTGACTTATAGACCCTGTAGATTGTGAACGCCTCCGGTTTCAGTATCCTGTCCGTCTTGATATAGACCCCGGTAGCGTAATCCCACGTGTAGACATGGAAGTCATCGCCGATATAGCCCGGGTGGTCAGACACCGACTTGGCGTTCTCAGCCGCCGTGTTCGCTTTCTCGGTTGCCGCGTCCGCCCTCTCCAAGGCGTGCCTCACGTCGTTCTCGAACTGGGTCTTCAAGGCGTTCACCTCGCTCACGATAGCGTTCATCCTCTCACGCACATCGGCGGCGGCTTCCGTGGCCGGCCTCTTCAAGTCGGCGAGCGGTATGAGGTTCTGCCACATCCCGTCCTCGTAACGCCACTGTATGTAATCTGCGGTGACCTGCAAGACGATCTGTTTCCCGTCAACGCCCCTCAACAAGGATATGGCCACACGCACGAGATCATAGGCCGATCCGGATTGCCTGAACACCGGCAAGGACGATATACCTTGCAGGCTATCGGCCTCCTCGTACTGCCCCGGGTCTTTCGATGTCGTCAGCAAGAGGTCGTTGACCGCCGACGCTATCTTCTGGATGTCCTCGGGGGTCACCTCAGTGCCCGATGATAGGATGATGCTTTCCATATTACTCCACCGCTTGACTGTTCAACATCTCGTAAGTGTCATTGAGGAACTGCGTGGCGACTGCCACGGCTTCCTCCTTGCTCGTTATCACGCCGGGCTTGTCCACCGACATGAAGAACTGCCCGTTACGCTCGTAGGCCAGAGATCCCACACGTACCCCGTCCTTGATAAAAGAGCCTGTTATTCGGTCTATCCGCTCATCGGTCTTGACCGAGGCGGAATACTGTATCTTGATACCGGCCACGTCCGAGTAGCCGTTTATTGTCCTTGTGTCGCTCGTTATCTCCATGGTATCACACGTTTAAAAGTTCAAAGATCTGACCGAAAGCTCCGGCGGTCAACGTCCTGTTACAACATTTCTTTATCAATATGGATTCCTTGTCGCTGATGTCTATCTCACCATCGGCGGCGTTGATCCTTGTCATTAGCTTGTAAAGCTCGTACTTCTCGTCCTCGTTCATATCATCGCCGGAAGAGTAAAGCCTAGAGCATACTACGTCCTTGATGACCTTCACTTCACCGGAATTGTCCCTCATGTCTGTTCCATCGAAGTTTTTTAGATTCTTGTTGAAATTTACTTTCATGATTTACTGTATTTTAATTGTTAATATTATCCCAAAGATATTTTAAGCATATTCCCATCCCGCCATATAGCTCCTTTCACCTTTGGATCTACTGTTGACATATACGGAAATGTCATTAATCCCGATGGGGAGATATTAAACAAGACATTTCCTCCATTATCGTAAGATCCAAATCCGAAATATCCCATGGAAACTCGATAATTGGAGACACCTGAAGATGCGTTTCTCATATAAATATGGAATGCGGGTAATGACTGATACCCAGTCATATCATTAAACAAGATCTCTCCTGTTAATGAGTTTTTATCATTAATCATACGAATACTTCTCGTCGATGGGTCTATTATGATTCTATTCCCATTATCTGAGGTTTGTATTTTGCCTATTATACTTAAATCTCCAGATGTATTCCAAGAGATATTCTTATTAGCTAGGAATCCTGCCCCATCATGCCGTAAAACAATCTTAGCTTCATTATTCACGGCTTGTCCATATGTACCTCCAGTCCAAAAACATACGTTATTTACATCTGGTGAAATGCCTCCTTTCACGGAGAGATTATCAATAGAACCGGAACCAACCTCTATCCTACGATTTAAACTCATACCATCGTTACTAAAACGATAGAAAGCACTCGTTATATCGGAAGCTTTATTTACATCAGAGACTGTGTCATTAATAGTATCACGCAAGTCACTATCAAGCATTGATATAGTTACCACACCAACAAGATCGATCCTCTCCGCCTTGATCGTGGTGGTGGTTGCCGTCTGGTTGATATACGATATGATATTATCGCCATTCTCCAAGCTCTTGGCGGCGAACAACGTATTTCCCTGCGTAGTGTTGATCCATCCCGCCGTGTCTATCTCATTCCTTATATTGTCCACCCTTGTGGATATACCCGTGATTTGTCCCGCCTGTACCGACAAATCAGACTCCAGCTTCACCTTCACTTGGTTTGTCGCCGTATCGGTATAGTCCTTCAACTTGTCCTGTATATACTTGTTCGCCGTTTCCACGGCGCTCTCGAACGAGGACATGGCCGTGTTGAAGGCCGCGAATTTCTTATCCACGTCGGCCTTCTCCGAGGCGGTGGTCTTTCCGTCCGCTATGGCCGTGTTGATACTGCTTATCAAGGCGCTTATAGACGAGTCCAAGACATCCTTGGCCGATTTAAGACCGGTCTTGGCCGCACCGTCAAGGTACGTGTTGGAATACAACTTCGTATAAGTGGCGGTCACGCTGTCCTTGGACGTGTTCACCGTATTCAGGTACTTCTCTATGGCCTTGGCCTCGGCCTCCGTTATGATACCGTCGGCGAAAGCGCCGTCAACGTAGGTGTTCAGGCTTGTCACGGACTGGTTAGCGTTATCGGCGGCGGTCTGGGCGGCCTTGGCGGCGTTATTGGCCAGCGTTATGGCCTCTTGCGCCGTGGCGAATTGCTCCTCCGTCACACGGGCGGATATCTCCTCGGCCATGACCGACAACTCTGCGTCATACTTGGTATATATCGCACCTGTCTCCGAGTCCACGTACTCCTTCGTGGCCAGTAACTTGATATACTCCTCCGTCTGCAAGATCCGCGTCTCAAGCTTTATCACGGCGTCAGCCAACCTGTCATTAAACAACGACACGCCGTATATCAATATCTCGCCGGTGAATCCGATCCTAAAATCCCCGGTACCGTCCCATTTGCCGGCTTTTGACAGCTTGACGTACTCGTCGGAAGGATCGAGGGTCAAGGAGTCGTACAACTCCTGCCCGGCGAAACCCACCGTCAAAACACCTCGTCTCATGACCTTGTAGAAAAAGGCGTACGAGTAAGTCCCAGCCGCCTTATCGCCTTTCATGTTGGCGTTTGACTGGTATATGGTAGTCCCCAGCAGACGGAGTACGTTGCGCTCACCGTCACGGTAGATGTCCGCCACCTCTCTCTTCTCCGAGTAGAAAGCGCCGCCTATCCATAACAGGTCGCCCCCGACGTTGATGAAATGGACCTCGTTCTCCGACCGCCAATAATTCGTGTCCTTCCCGAACGTGGAATTGACAAGTATATTCCCGGATTCCAGAGACATGTCGTTCCTCACCCCCTCGATCTCGCTCCTCAGCTCCCCGTTCATCACGGAGAACTGTTGTTCCACGGTCATGCCGTTATCGAGGTATATGGACGAGTTCTCTATATAGATCCCGTTAAGGTAAGCCCCGTAACCCTTCAGTTGCGTACCGTTCTTTGTACGGATCATGGAGAGGTTGCCTATCTGGGCCTTCAGCGTGTCTTGCGTGGAAACGCCCGTGATACCGTCATATACGGCGATGAACGGCGCTCCTTGATCCGCCGATGTCAGGTAGATAAGGCCCTGCCTAGTGGTATCCCTGTCGTTACCCCATCGCATGGCGAAATCCCCAGCCTCTGGCTCGCCGGTACCCTCTATCAGCGGGTAAGCCACGTCGAAATAGTCGGATGAGATACCGATACAGCGACCGAAGATATATTTAGTGGACGTGATACCGTTCCTTCTCTGTATCCTCACTCCATCACCTTCCCTGAGGTTCATCAGCATGAGACCGTCCATGTCGTCCATGTAGCATCTCCAACGATCGGACAGCCTCTCGACCCTCCCGATCTTGTTGATATCGGACACGATCTGGTTGCCGCCCAACCCGTATATCTGCGAATACACTATCTCGTAGGCCGTGAAGGTCTTCCTAACGAATATGTTGTCAAAGGTTCCCGTGGCCGTGGGGATGTCTATCTCCGTGCCCCAGCCGGTGAAGCCGGGGGCGAACGATATGGAGCCGATCTTGTTACCGGCGTATATGTCGGAACGCACCTTCAACGCCTCCATGATACCGGAACCGTCGGCCTTGATCTCCCAGCCCTTACCGTCCATGCCGTCGAGGAAGATGGAGGAGCCAATCTTCTTGTCGAAGATGATCTCTCCCGCCGCCTCGTCATTGATATCCTTGCGAAGATACCTCTTATCCAAGTCCTCAAGATCGAGGATGTCACAGGTATCCAAGCCCGTGACATGGCCGAAGTCATCTAGCAATACGGACGCAATACCTTTCTTCTTCGTCTTATTTATACTCTCTTGCGAAGAGGTATCCTTATGGGAAATCGTATATATATTATTGATATCCGATTTTATCTCTATACCCGGACCTTGCGCCAAGGAGAAATCGCCTCCTCCCCCCTCACCTCCGCTTCCGGAACCTTGACCGCCTATCCTTCGCACCTTATTATCACTGGCAAGGATGAACAAGGCGGGGTCTCCGGCGTAATCATTCACGAACAACTCGCCCCTCGTCAATCCGGAGAGGTGCCATTCCTTGGTCCCGTCATCTATAGCGACGGGAGGAGGAGCCGCTTGCAGCTTACCCTCGGACATCACCGTGTCCGACCCGTACCATATATGTTTGGTCAATTTCTTTTTGCTCATAACGAATCCAAGTTTGATTGATTGACAAAGGCCCCCACGGAATCATCATACACCAGAACCTGCCCGTCCTTGGCGTTTGCCACGTTCACGCTTATGGAACCCGTGACCCAAGATCCGTCCGACTGTTCCGTGAACCCGTTAAAGGAGATATTCTCCGCTCTCTCAACGTTAAACGTATAATCAAACAATGGGTATCTCTCGGCTATCACTTGTCTCTCGGGTACGCTGGACTCGCTCCGGACATACCTAACGCCGTTTATCCTCACCTCGGACAGACAGAATATGTTATTGATCAAGCGGGCCATCTCGAAAGGTACACCCTCGTTATCCCCTATCGTGAGCGTGTCCACCTGATACGGTACGGCGTAAAGCTCTATGATCTCTTGCCCCTGTGTCCTGAACTGCTCGTTGCTAACGTTAAGGGAATGCCCATCCGACTTGAACCCTCCCTCTATCCATAGCTTGAAAGTCCTTTGATTGTTTCCAACCTCAAATACCGCCCCGAACGAGGTGATATTATCCCTGTTGGTATAGGACACCTCCGTCAGCCCCTCCAATTCCCCGTTATCGCAAAACCGGAAGGGGAGACTGCTTATCTGCCCCTCACTCCCGATTATGGAAGCCCTATAAAGGCTATTCCCTCTTGGAACGATAAACTCCAGAAGCTTATTCGAGTCGTTGATCTCATAGGATATGGGGGATATGACGAAGCTATCGTTGGCGCAAAGGTCGAACAACCTCATAGACAAAGTGGTGGAAGGGGATACTACGCATTGCACGGTTATATTCTCGGCATTAGAGAAGCGTTGTATATACTCACGCTCCATCTCGATGCCGTTATAGCCCACGTCAAAAAGCAACGGTGATATCTTGCTCACGTTTATCATACGCCTATAAACGCCAAAAGAGCCATACCCCGCAGGATACGACTCCCGCCGGGTATGGCTCTTAGGCTCTAATTCTTTTTTGTTATGTCCTACAAATATAGGGGATAAGGATCAATTGTCAAAACAAATTCATGTAATTTTAGACAATATCAGCGAATAGGATGCCGTTTGGTATTTCCCTATCTTCTCCGTTATCTCGCTAACCCATCCCTCGTACGATCTCCCAGCGTACGAGAACGATAATTTGCCCCTGTAATTACCCGGGAACGGGGATAACCCCGGGGTCTCCAAGGACACCTTATCGATCCTAATCCTCCGGTCGTTAACCGGCAGGGATATAGGAAGGGTCTCCGATACGCCTCCTATCGATATCGAGGAGTTTCCGTCCGAGGCCGTGAAAGACAGGTAATCCGTGCATATCCCGAGCCTTTCCTTATTGACGAGAAGCATATTTCTCGGCGAGTAGGAGGCGTTAAAGATAGTGTCGGGGAACAATACTCCCGTCACGGCATATATAGCTCCCCCATTCTCTTCTCTTACCAGAACTAACCTATCCCCATCTTTCCTAGCGTGGACAATAAATATGTCATTGTCGGAATCCGTATCCTTCGATTCCTCGTCACGCTCGTTAGCGAGGAACTCCAATCCGTAGCAATCTGCCCTATACGGGCTTATCAATGACAGTATGTTGTCCTTTATGTCCAATCCCGTGCTGAAACTGCTCTTGAAGTGAAACTCGTCACGCCCGTTTATCTCATCATAGTCCTGCTTGTCGAATCCAATTTCAACCCCAGAGTATATCAACGACTCATCCACGGATAGCTCCATATTGCTCACGTGATCCAATTCTTTCGTCTCATTGACGAAGAAATCATTCATATGCCGGAAACGCACGCTATTATCCAGTATCTCGTAATCATACCCAAGCAACGCCTTGGCGAAATCACAGAACTTGGAGAAGGACGTATGGACCTTCGCGTCCTTTATTCCTCTCACGCTCTCAGCGGCCATCATCCAAGGTATGGGCATGGACCCGGAGACGATATCGCCGGACAATGACACTCCCATCCTTGACAATAACGAGGATAACAACTTTTTAGGTGAGAAAACGTCTATATTGACAGGTTTATTTCGGCCTATATAAGATACGGATATCTCTTTTACATCAAACACCTTGGCATGAAGTGTTTGGAGAGTCTTTGAGTCTATGAATAATGATATATAATCACCGGGTCTCATCAATACAGTATATTGATAATCGATATGTATATCATTATCCCCATCAAAATAGCCGATCTTAGTGCTTGTCTGTCTTACTCCGTTCTTGTCAAAAAGCCATAACAGCAGTTCAGGATATATAGCCTGTTGATCAACGCCAACCTCTACTTGCCTGATCTTGAAATCAAGCCTAAAAACAATTTTTATATCAGATATGGCCTTTATTAATGGAGTTACATCATTTGAGTTCTCGACATATCCATCATTATCAAAAACCTCTATTTTGTTTTTAACAGGGAAATTCGTGTCCATGTAAATTAATGGGAACAAATAATTACCGGTATATTCAATCGGATATATATCCGGATCGGTTTGCTCATTCTTAGGGTCATTAGGATTTACTCCGAATTCAACCCTATTATTTAGGTTCATCCTATCATAGTATAGGGTATCCTCCTTTAGCTCCGACACCGGGATATCGTATACCTGCGACTTGTTTGCGTTGATGATGGACGCTACGCTATCGTCAATGGCGTTTATGGATATCGTATACCCGTCGCTCTGGTACGTGGAGAAATCGAGCTTGCAACGAAACTTCTCGTTATACCCCCAGCTATCGTTCAACACGCCTATCACCAATATGGCCGAGGCTCTCGTGTAATTGGACAGATACTCGGCCTCCAGAAGGTCGTATGCCCCCTTCACGAACTCGAACTTGTTGGAGAAGGATCGAACGACACCTCCAATATCCTTCCTCTTAGCCGATATCTCCACGTCCTCCCAGTTCTTGAGGTGATCCGTCACGTCGTACCTCTTCCCTCCTATCAATAATACAGCTTTTATCATACGCGTATAAATAATAAGAGCCGCCCGGGGACAAATACGTCTCCGGTACGGCTCTTTGGCTCTGTCACAAAGATAATGACTATTAAGATAATATCAACTAATCAATCGTGTTATCTTTCTCGATCACCCGCAAGAAATCCCTCACGCATGACACGGCCCTCATCTTGTCCATGATATACCCGTCCTCGTAATTACCCTCGCAACTCAAATTGATAAGCGTATCTATCATATCGTCCATATCCTTAGAGAACAGGCAAGTGGACATACTCTTTATCTCTCTCATCATTTCCGGGGTTATGGTCAAGTCACCAATAACCAACTCATGAGCGTGGTCAACCTTGATCTCGTTACCGTCGGCTTTCACGACGATGCTTTTAATCTCGTTCTCTTTCATATTCAATCAATCTTTTAATATTCCACAATTATTTTCAAGTCACAAAATGTTAAAGTCTTGGGTATACGTACTAAATCCGTACATCTAATCTATTTAGGTCACATTTTATACTTGGCATAGTCAAGGAAAGGAATCTTTCAAACAATCCTAGTAATCTTACCGTCACCGGGATCACCTCCCAGAAGATGGTTTATGTAAGCCAGCCCCTTCTGGGTTACGAGTACCTTCGTCACGACAAAGCCCGGATGATTCTCCCTCTCAATAAACTTCTCGGTCATCTCGAAATACCCGGCGTTGATGTACTTCTGTTTTGGCTCGTTCCGGTTGGAGAAGAACACGCCTATTTCTTTAAGCTTCTTGAAGAGGATGTTTCTTCCGAACCCTAATTTCAATATCTTCGCAGCCATACCGATATCAACCTTGTCCGAGGTCTCGAAAGCCTTGTCCGCGAAATCGGCCTTGGGCTGGAGCTTGCTGATAGTTCTATTTGCCTGTTCTATCTGCTCTTGCTGCTTGGCCGCCAACATCAACGCCTCCGAGAAAGATTGTGGAATCTGGAAATCTCCAGTCTTGATCTGCTCTTCCATACGGTTGAAAGCCTCAATATAATCTAACTTGAATTGAAGGGCCTTATCACCAGTAAAGCCCATAACCAATAATGTAAATCCATCACGATTCATAATATACATTGGCTGCATACGTCCATAATTGTCTGGATATTCAGACTCTATGAAGAGACTGGCGCAATTTTGCGCCGATGTCAATAATGCTTTTATCGCTCTCATTACATCTTTATGTAATTTGCCAAACTTCTCAGCGACCAATAAGCTGTTCGTGAAAATGCGATTATTATCGCCTTTAAATACTAATTCTTTCATGATCTTAATATATTTGTTGTTGAAAATCCCTTCAAACCCTCCGGCGATATTACCGGAGGGGCATCTACTTCCGATCCTCTCCCCGTCGTTCGAGTTATCCCGCAAGCCTTACGCAAGTCATGTCGCTTATCACGCTCATGAATCTATCGTAGGTCTTTTTATTCCATTCCTTGTGATCCGGCATCCAGTCATTGAATATCTCCATGTAAACCACATCGTGAGACCTGTCTTGTACGGTGACGCATAAACCGCCCGTCTCCGGCATTACGCCTACGTTTATATGTACCGGTTTCTTTCCGATCATACACTCCAACGCAATCCTTTGTACGTTCTTCAATACCTCTATCGTTTCCATATCCTTATATTATTAATGTATAGTTATCAATCACCCGAATAAACCCTGTTACCGTAAAGGCTAGCCATACCGACATGAGTAAGTCTTACAGCATGGGATCTTTCCGCAAGTTCCTTAGCAAACGCCGCACGTTTTTCTGCAAGCTGCACCATCGCTTTCGCCGATCCCCAAGCCTGTTTAAGGCACGATCCGAATGTACGTCCGTATATTTTGCACTCTCTATAGATCTTATGCGCTTCCTTCATGATCTCACTCTTGTTGTATTTCCGTGTTGCCATTGTACTGTTATTTTATTTTGATGATGCAAATATAACTCAATACTTTATATGCAACAATAATAAAATAAAGAATTACATTATGATTAACACTATTTAATAATGTTATTCTTTATACAATAGCTAGAAATAAAAAGAATCGCATTATATTTGCGGTGTAATCATATAAAGTATTGGCTTATGGAAAATAGAATAAAAGACATTCTTTCAGAAAAAGGATTGACAGCTAAAGAATTATCATCTGTTATAGGTTTGTCAAGTGTAAGTTTGTATAATATCATCAATGGAAAACAGGAAGCATCAGCAAATACACTGAATGCGATTGCCACAGCCTTAAACGTTCCTTTTTGGCAATTGTTTGTTTCCCCTTCCGAAGTGCAAAAAGAGATTGATGGTGGGTATAAATGCCCTAATTGCGGGCATCCATTGAAGATAAAGGTGGAATGATGTTATCTTCAATGATCTCAAAATAAAAATCATGAAAGTTTGTTTTCTGCATACAATGCATTACCTTTGCGATACAATATAATACAGAAGTAATATGGAAGCAGTAATAAGAAAGCAAACCTCGTTCCGTTTACGTGAAGACTTGTTGCAAGTCTTGCAGGAACAAGCCAAGAAAGCGAACAGGAGTTTGAATAATTTTGTAGAGAGCACCTTGATGGACGCTGTATACTCCGAGCCAAACGAGGAAACGATAGCGGCTATAAGGGAAGCACGCACGACCAAGAATAAAGAAACGTTCGACAGCGTGGATAGTTTGATGGAGGAATTAATGAAGTGAAAAAGAAATTACACCCAACAAGCCAGTTTAAGAAAGATTTCAAACGTATTCAGAAATTCCCCAAAAAAATCGCAGCTTTTGAATATATCGCAAATCTGCTTATAAATGACCATCCGATTCCACAAGAATACAAACCTCACATGTTGAAAGGTGAGTATAAAGGTTGTATGGAATGCCATATAGAAGGAGATTTTCTTCTTATTTGGATTGACGGAGAAATAATCGACTTGCTTAGAATTGGTAGTCATTCCGAGTTGTTCGGGAAAAAGAGGTAGACAAGGTTTGTACTACTTAAATTAAGAAATATGTTATCGAACATGTAATTTTCTCCTATACCATTTGCTTTTGTTAACATTGTTACCTACCTTTGCCCCATCATTAATTAAACTAAATCAAGTCATGAAGAATTTATTGATGTTAATATGTATTCTTTTCCCTTTGTTTGTTAATTCGCAAATTAAAATAGGGAATAAAACTACTATCACACCCAACAAGTATGAAAAATATGATAGTACATATAATTATCCCAAAGACAATATTTATGCTCTTATAGGTCAAGATCTATACATTAAGCCATTAAACGACAATTTAAAAAAATTTGGATATAGACATTTTTATGAAGATTACAACACAGAAAAAATATATGACAAAAATCCTTTTGGATCATCAAAATACGACAACTTAGAAGGACAAACGTTTAAACTTAACAATATCATAGCTGTAGACAACAAAAAAAAATATAATTCTTATTCAATAACAGGATTAGACAAAAACAAATTATATTATTTCCAATTAACAAAAGATGATAATATATTGTATTTCCTATACACTCCCTACGAATCATCTTATCCATTTATATCTTTAGGATACTTTGAAAAAATAAAAAAAGAAAATATTAATAAGAAATTTTATTATAAATCAAGAAACAACAATATTACGCACGATTATAAAACAGGTAAAGAAATAGAACTTAAGCCTTTAGAGTTGTGGACTTGCGTTGATGTAATATTAAATCCTACTAGCTATGAAATAGAGTTGGTTTTTTCTAATGGAGTAAATCAAATCGACGAATACTATAAACATTGTAGTTACTTTATGAAACCTAAAGAACTTTGTGATTTATACAAAGAACAATTTGGAGATAATTTCAGTCTTGCTATGAATAATAAGATATGCGTTGGGATGGAAGATGTATTAGTTCTTCTTGCATGGGGTAATCCAGATAAAATAAATAGTGATTCTTTTGGAACAGATCAATGGGTTTATAAAGACCAATATGTTTATATAGAAGACGGAAAAGTAAAAGCGTTTAATTGACCATTAGATTATATCTCTCCCCTCCACCCAAAAGGCTCTGGAGGGGATTTTTTATCCCCCTTGCTGTCTCACGACATGAGGGGGATATACTAAATCAAGTCTTAAACTCTAATCTTCTTTGATCTTAGGGAAAAATTTCGATAATTCATTCATGTTGTTAATCAATTCACGTGATAACAAAACCGATCTTTCCAACTTTTTTTCCAACTCATCCATTTCTAAGAAGGCCTGCTGGCTTACAATGCTCGCAATACGAGCGTCCGTGTTACTTTCCATGTTCTTTTTAATTTTAAAATTTATAATAAACAAAATCCTCTCAAATGATGATTTTTTTAATGATATATTATGATAATCAACAAGCCTCCTTATTTCCTAAGAACTTGTTCACGAAGTAAACTTGGCCTTTGCCTGTTACTTTTATGACAATCGTCTCTAATAAGGTTCCATCCATCTTATTTATAATAGTGCTCTTTACTTCGAATAAACCCAGATCAATGGATTTTTGGGTAGGTTGATTGAAATATTCTTCTTCCTCATGCAGATAATTATTCTTTCGCATCCACGCTAATAGACGCTCCGCATCAATATTGACACCGTTATGCTGTAATATCTTTGCTAGCTCCGGGATCAAACATGAGCGTTGGGATCGGGATATAGCGTCCGCAAACAAAACCTTAGGAACATCAGACTTAATCTTTCGTTCAGCCTCAATACGTTTAATCTTTTCCTTTTTCAGTTCCGTCGCTAGATGAATCAATAAGTCTAAATAGTTCAAATCCATATTTTAATTTTTAGTTGTTTAAAATCTTCTATACCGCTTGATTAAATACCGCAGGATTATTCTTTTTATTATAAAGCTTCCGTAGATAGTTGATAAGAGGATCGAAGGCGGTAATGAATCCCTCGTTTATCAGATCGGCAATTTTCTTCTCCAGTTGCCACAATTCACGTTGCTTTCTTTCGTCACCGTGCTTGTTACGCAACAACTTCTCATGCCCATTGAAGATTATCCAGTTTAAAGCCTCTCCTATTTTTCTCATGGCTTTTGGCATGAAATCATTCGGAACGATCTTCATGACAGCGGAGGACAATTCCCTGTAAGCATCACCGGCTTCGTTACGGTAACGGATCATCTCATCATGTACGAATTTTATGACATCGTATTTAAATTCTGGATTAATCCACATCGCAAAATCTATAAACAGCATCGGATGCATCCATGTACCACCTTTTTTGCCTCTAGTTTTTAAATACACCATTTTTGGGGTATTTAGTTTTTCCCGTTCAATTATTGTATTAATGAACTCATTGGTTTTATGAGAAGCGAAAAAATTATCCATTTTTCTTTCGCTGCACGATTGATTATTCCATTGCTTCAATAAATCAGTGGCATTAAACATGCCATCCTTTGTCCGCTGGATAACATTGAAATTACCCATTTTTCTGATCATCTCTTGATTTGTCTTCATGAACAATCGTATTTATCTTGTTATATTATTATCTTTTTCTCCCGCAATTTTAGCCATAAGATCAAAACGACTTTGTTATTTTGATTACTTCGGCACCTCTTAATGAAAAAGCCTCCCCGACACGAGCCACAACACATCGTATCAAGGAGGCTGTTAGCGACCGCTGTCGCCCAAAATCTTCCTAGCCTGTCGTGGTAGGCTGACCAGTAAAAACAAAAAGAGCCACACCCCATAGACGTGACTCTATCGGGTATGGCTCTAAGGCTCTACTGTCTTCTTGTATGTCCAGCAAATATAATAAAAGGATTCGGTATATCAAAAACTATTCCCGCATTTTTCTTCGCTTATACTCTTGAAAAGCAGCGTCATCGTTAGATCTCTTGATAGTTCTCCCTAAATCATAAATAGCGGCTTCAATCCTTTGGTTCGCTCTGATTATCCCTTCAGTGTCAAAATTATTGACGATCTGAACCGGCTCGCCTTTCTTATTGTGGGTAAGCCAATACGTGTTATCCACGAAGCGGCTAAGGAAAGCCGGATCATTGAGATCTGGAACAACCTCGGCTCCCGCAGGCAATGACAGCAAGGTGGGCTTATCCGGGGTAATGTACGCCTTATCGCCTACCAATACCGCCTCACTACGGCCTCCATCGCCAACGATAGCCAGACCACCGGGGTGATTGTCGGTACCATGGGCGTATTTGGGGATGGGTTGGGCTATGATCGTGGCGAGTTGCACGGCTCCGGTAGCCGCTATCATAGCTGCAAAGATAGCTCCAGCGATAGGTCCCGCATCTTTGTAAGCTACCATTATCGCTTGCGCTGTGGCCGCAATAGTTTGAGCTATATCCATCGCCTTCTGGAACTTCGCCTGTCTAGTCTGCAACTCAGCTTTTTTCTTTTCCAGTTCCTTGTTCTTGCGGCTGGTCTCTTCCTCCGCCGCACGCTTGCGGGCCTCGGCCTCCTCTGTCGTTATTATATCTTTCTCGGCAAGAGCGTCTATAGTCTCAACCTTAGCGTCATACTCCTCTTGGTTGGCCTCTATTTCCGCATCTACATTATCTATTTGACGCTGGAATAATGAATTACCGATTGATATGATAGCAGAGATCGATTCTTGTATCAAGCGCTTTTTAGCCTGTTCTACTTTTTTTCGTTCCTCTTCCTCTCGTTTGGCATCCTCTATGATTTTATCACTGGTCTCTTTCGATAACTGAACACGGAGGCGAGCGATCTCCTTCTCTTTCTCTAACCTCTCATCGCCTTCAAACAAATACAGATTTGATTCAAGTATACTTAATTGACTTTGTAATGACTCCATAGCATACTGATGCTCCAGATCCGATTTCTGTTTCTCGTACTCTTTTTTCTTGATAATCCCTTGCTCATATTGTTTAGTCAAGGCATTAAGCTCTTCGTTTATCTCTATCTGTCTTTGAGAAAGGAGTATCTCGTTCTGAGACTGCTCCGTAGACATAAGACTTTTTCCGTAATCATTGTATAGAGTCTCTATTTGCTTTAGATACTTTTCCTCTATCAACGCCCTGTCTTGGCCTGTTTTGTCCGCCTCTCTTAATTCTTTATCCTTTTGTAGTTGCAATATATCCAAGCGAGCGTCAAGCTCTTGCAAACTTCCCTTTTCCGCAATCGCAAGACGATTTTGAGCCTCCTCATTAGCCCTTTGCTCCGAGATCTTACGGTCGAATTCCGCCAACTTCTTACTTCTCTCAGCCTCAATAGCCTCGATTTGCTCATTAACCCTTACGCCTTTCGTCTTTACGTCATCGATACGTTTTTGGAAAGATTGCTCCAAGAGAAGACGGTCTTTCTTATACCCCTCATCCATCACATTAAGACGAGCCTCCTGAATATTCCGTTCGGCCTCCATCTCTAATTTCTCCCTACGCTTGGCCTCTCGTTCTATTTGCTCCTGCTGTCGTTTAAGTTTCTCCTCGTTAGAGTATAGTTGAATATCGGAATTGCCTAATATTTTATTTTCTTCCTCTCTCAATTTAAGCATAGCATTCAGATATATGTTTCCCGCCTTTTCAGCCTCCTTACCTTCCTTTTCTATAGAATCAGCCGCTTTGCCGGCTTTAGCTAAAGCTTCATCTGACGTATTGTAAAAGACTTCAAATCTATCAGTCAAAAATAATAGAGATTGAGCTGTTGGATCTAATACCTTTGTAAGATCAAACCTATCCCAAAACGTAGGATTTTTTCTTCTGTTTTCAGCCTCGATTTCCTTTTGTAACGCTTCTGTGTATTTTTCTTGAGCTAATTTTTGCGCAGCTGCCGCTTGTGCCCTTAATGACATAGCATTAATAAAGGCCTCCGTATTATCTACTAGCAGATTCTCTGCGTCATTAACATCCGTAACTGACACATCTAATTTCTTAAACTCAGAGGCGTTATCAATGATAAACTGCTTCTGCTTATTGAGATTATCTCCTAAATTATTCCATTCCGCTTGTAAGTTGCGTAATGTTACAAGATTCTCCCCATATGATGATGTCGAGTTCTTTAAAGCCTTGGCATAATCCCCGGTGGATGAATTCAAGTCTCTCTGGGCTTCCGAAGCGGCCTTAGCCGAGCTAGAGGATGACAATAAGTTTTTACCCCACTCAAAGATATCCTTACCATATACGGTAAGTAGAGTTATACCAACCGACAACAAGGTATTCCAAGACAAAGCGGACTTAGCTATTTGCTTCCACACGGGAACACCTTTCAGTCCCTCCTCCCGTAAGGCGGCGTTCTCCTTCCTTATCCGAGATATTTGGTCTACCAATATAGGGATATTGTTAGAGATAGCGAGAAAGCCGGTCTGTAGAGATACCGAGAATGCGGGAAACTCACGGGTTAATTGATTGATTGCGTTTCCCATTCCATCCCATGTGGAGACATAATTACCCACGTTTCTCTGATGCTGTCCCAGACTTTTATCAACAGATTTTACCTGAGTGTCTAAAGCCGCTATATTCTTTTGTAACTCTACCCCTAACTTGCTGTTAGCGGCTTCCGTGGAAAGCATCCGATACGCCTTTCTCAGCCTCTCCAATTGCAACGATTGCTCTTGATAACTATCGTTGGCCGAGTTGATCATTTTTGTCTCATTCGTAAGAATGTTCAACAGCTCTCTCAAGGATTCTCGATGAAGCAATTCTGCCCTTACCAGATCCTGCCTCTTTTGCACGGCATCTTTAGTTGAGATAGCCCCGCTTTTCTCCATTTTATTCAATTGGCTTTTCTCCTTGGATAGTTGGGCCAATATCGTCCTTTCTTGAGCGACCCTGCGTATATTCTCCTCCCTAGATCCCAATGTCTGGTCAATGAGTCCCTTCAATTCCTGACTTATGACAACCTCTTGTTGCTTGGCTTTCATGTTCTCCGAGATAGCGTTTGATTCCTTGGCTATGGAAGAGGATGATTGATCTAAACTATTTTGAACTTTCCCAGCTGCTTCCGCATATCTCTTGTTAACCTCTATCAGCTCATCAATCTTTCTCTTGTACTGGTCATTGGTCTTATTGAGAGTGTCAATCGTGCTTTTAAGCGCTGATACATTTTTCTTGTACTCCTCGATCTTGGCGTTCAACTCTGACAAGCTTGAGGGATTTATCGTCAACCCTTTCCCTATCTCTTTTACCAACCCGATATAGACATTCTGCGTATCCGCTAATTTCCTATCCAGACGCTCCAGTTGATCAAACGCCTCTTTCCCTACTATATCAGTGATCTTAGTCTCGTTTCCCGCCATAATTCTTCATGTCCTCTAATTGGTTAAACATAATCCTTATCATATTCCCGTACTCGGCCGCGGTGAACGTGTCAGGATCGATACGCATCTTGAAATAGGTGGACACGATCATCCTCTCACGGGTGAAATCTTTATCCTTGGGGTCTACCACCTTAGACTTGTTCCTATCCAGAACGCTCAGGCTATATTTCACCTGCGACATCTTGGACTGGATTCTCTTTTTAGCGACGATCAGATCTTGCTCTCCCGGCTCCTCCGGCATGCGGATACCTACCCTGCCAAGAATATCCGAAGCGTCAGCGTACATCATAGCGTCTATCAAATGATCCGCAGACTCCAACAGGATAAGCTTGATATTGCAATCTACCGCCCTTGACCGATCCTCTATCTCGATAGCGATATTCTTGTTCCCGGTTATAACGGAATACTCGTCAATAAGCCCCATCGCCGCTTTCCTTAACTCCCCATCGGTGGGCTTGGTCCTCCCACCTTTTATAAGGGCGTTAAGATTTCCCTTGTACATCTCGATGAACTTGCATAAGGGTATCTCGTCGCATGTCGTGTATATATTCGCCATCCTATTTATAAATAATGGATATATTCAACAATATCGCCTTTAGATACCATGGCATCTAAAGGCTCGAAGGTAAATGTGCCATCCGTTTTACGGATAAGCACGTAAATGCGTTTATCGGAAACGGCCATCTTGATAGCCAGCCTCCTTATGTTCTCGTATGTAGCCATCGCCCTGTTCTGCGAGGCGCAATTGCACGGCTTTATCATTTGAATTTGTATTTTTCAAGAAGTTTAAGAATAGCCGGCTTGATCTTATTCTTTATAAGATACAGTCGGGCTTTTCTAGTTAATCCTAAATGGGCTGGGCCGTATTTAGACTCAAGCGCATCATCACCCGCATAAAATCCTATCGACCTAGTAACGATCTTGCCACCATCCTTTCCTCCTTGCACGATCGGCGTGATACTGTCATGATAATCTCCTCGAATAATCAAATTAGGGGTATTCCTGTTTCTCGGAGCAAATCGAAGTATGGGGGATGTCTCCGGCGGCGTGATATCTTCTTTCATGTCTCTCCACCATCTGGCCTTGGCTCTCGCCGCCTTCGGGGTCTTGGTGGTCTCGACAAAATAAGGATCTTGAAGATAGGTAGGACGAAGAGGCTTGTTGTTCTCATCCCTACCTGCTATCAACTGATCAGTGATCAAGTCATGGATCAATCCCTCGCTCTCTCTCAAGCTGTTCGTAACCTCCGGCCAGAAGTTCTTCTCCAGCATCCTCACGGCGTTCGCCACTCCCGCTATCGTCCCCATGGTTCCTCTCCATTATATCATAAGCGTCACCTAATATCCTCCTTCGATCCGCCATTCCCCGGTCAAGGAAGAAAGATCCCTCGTGAGCCTTCACGAAAGCCTTCCTTCCCATACCGAGACAAGCCTCATCATTGAACGATACCCCGTTTATGACCATTGCTCTATTCCTTTAACGTCCTCGGCGTATAACTCGGATGGCCTCTTGAGCGCGGGAGTGCCGGATGAAGGGGTCAAAGTAAGAGTGCCGTCATCAGCGTTATAAGTAGCCGCAGAAGCGTTATTCCATACAGAGGAGTTACCTAATAACGTCCCGTACATCTCGGTAAGGTCAAAACCTCCGTAATGCTCCACCACCTTAAACTTATTCTCTCCTTCGGGTAATTTCTTGACATCCACCCAGACCAATCCCTTCGCCTCGTCCAAGATATCGATATCGCTAGTGAAAGATATAGCGTTCATCCATGCCTTCTCAACATCCTTATAAACGAGGTTGATCGTAAGCGATGCGTTCTCTCCGGAACTCTTGAACCTCTGTCCACCCGGATAAACGGCACCGAGCTCATATCCCCTGAAATCACCTTCCGTATCGGTCTTCTCTCCATATACGACATTATTCTTGTCGATGAAGATCACCCTCATGCTCTCGTTCTTGAGCTTCATGAGATTGGTTCGCAAGCCCTCGTCATAATCGTTCATCGTGTAAGTCTCGACAAGCTCGCTATAACCCGTGATCTTGGACGAGCCATAACCAGTAGCGGATGTCTGGGCCTCGCCTCCGGAAGTGGCGTACTCAGCGATCGTCGAGATCGGATAGACACGGTTCGGACGGTCGGCGTGGGCGTACTCTCCCAGCTTCGTGTCAAAATCGGATATCTTGAACGTCATACCTACCGGAGTGAGTATGATCGCCTTGATATAGTCTGGAACGAACGGACACTTGCTCGTGCCGGTATTGAAAATCTCGGAACCGCAGTCCCTGAACATTTTTACTGCCATAATTATCTACATGTTATATTTTTTACATTTAATCTTAAATCCTTAATATCAATAGCGTCTATGCGATCGTCGAACTCGCTTTTCCCCTCGCCATACACGCCAGCCCTTCCATACCTGAAATTATCGGTCTTCACATGGGATACTATCGCCCCGGGGCCTATATCAAACTTGCGATCGTTGGATATCCTCCTTATAAGGCTGTCATATACCGGATACAACGTAGCCTTGAAGGACTTCTCCAATCGCTCCTCATTGGTATAATTCCCCAACGTATTCACGGCTATTATCAAGGAAAGGCTCACGGACGTTAAGGAAGGGTTGGACTTGTCCTCGTCGAACGGGGAATATAACCCTATCATAGGATATTTCCTTCCCGCCGTTACGGGTGCCTTCCCCATGGCGGAAAGCGTCTTGGCCATATATTGCCAATCACCGAATTGGTAATTGACCATATACCCAACGTCTTTTGAAACGCCAGCGACGATATCCCTGAATATATCCACCAAGACATTCATATATTCATCTCATTTATATGGGTCAATATATTCCTGTCAATATCCATGTCCTCCTTGAAAGACTCCCTTATGCGATCCGATATCCCGATGTTGATATCCACCATATTATTCCAAGCTTGGGTCATCATCCTTGAGGTATGCGCCAATATCCGCCTCACGTCCACGTCATCGGACGTGGAGGATACGGATATTAGCGTCTCGTTTCTCTGGTAATGAAAATAGACATACATAGCCATGGGAGACCTATCCGATCTCAATATCCCTAGGATATAATCAAACATGTCGTTTCCCTTCCTGCCATTATCGGCGTAATCGACGAATGAGTCATAATATCCTCCCATGAGCGAGACGAGGTACTCGTCCCCGTAGGTCTCGATATACCATCCCACGTTCTCCGATATGGCTCTGGAAGCCTCATTGGAGAATCCCCCGTCCTCCGGTATCACGAGTCCCTGTATCCTAAGGTCTCCCTTGAAGTACGCATTGTCTATTATCATCGCTATTTATCTTTATCAAGTGACATTTTCGAGTCCCCGAAGACGGATGTCTTGGTATCCGTGTCCGGGATTCTCTCTCTTGTCCCAACCGGCGTCTTTGAGGATATATCGATCATGCCAAGCTCCTTTCGTATGGAATTCTCCTGAATGACCTTGTCGACCTCCAGCTCCTCACCCGTTATAATTATAGAAACCCTCATGTCATTATGTATTAAGAGGATTTCTTGATAGCGGTCAATACGTCGGATAACTTGCCATAGGCGAACGCCCACGGGTTGTATACCGGCATGATAACCTCCTCGTCCACGATCACCGCCGTCTGGTTTTTCAATCGGCTCTCGATATCATCGGCGAACTCGATATTGATAGAGGTATAATCCACCAAGGAGGCCCCGTTAACCATGTCCCCTACGAAATAATACCCCGGCATGATACAAGTGGTCTCGACAACGGGTCTTCCGGCCACGTATTTCACGCCGTTCACCAACGTCACGAGATTCAAGTCCCGACCGGACGTATCCTTCAAGGTCTCGATCTCAAACAAGGTGGATGGGTTCATGGCGATCATATTCGGGGTATACTCAGCGTACGTCATGACACCGAAGATGGCCTTGACAGCGTCCCCTAGGTTCGGGGATGCGACGGTGTTGAAGAAATTATTCTTCACCTCGAAAGTAGCGGAGGTAAACACCCCTGAGCCTGTATAAGCAACCTCGACCATGATCTCCCGATCATTCATCTTATGGACGTCGAAAGTGTCGTTCAAAGCCGTGAACGTGGTTACACCCTCTATCTTGATCTTCTGGCCGTCGACGATCTTGTCCTGCGGGTTGGTAAACTCCACGATAGTGGCTTTTCCGCCATTGTAGCTTCTCGCTCCCTTGATAGATCCGGCCTCTCCGCTGACAACCGCGTCGGTTATGATATCGGATACGCATTTAACACCATCGTATTTGGTGATACCTTTCAGGTTATCACCCGTTCCATCACCGAACATGATCTGGAAATCCTCGGCCATCCTTACCCATGAGGATAAGCGATTGATCAACCATGAGCGAACATATACCCTAGATTTGAGCAATCTCTTGGACAAATAGAGGAAGGTACCGACACGCTTAACCTCCGAGCTCTCCTCCTTTAACTTGAAGGATGATTGGGATAACCGCCCGTTCTCGGACACGAAAGTGGCGTTACGATCCAAGTCGTAGATCAACTGCCATGTCAACATCGGGAAGGCGGGATCACCCTGATCGACGCTCATGAGATTACGGAAATTGATCTTTTTCTCGCTTACCTGCGTAACGACCCTGTTTTGCTGCTGACTGATCAAGATATTGCCCGTATAACTATCCGTCATACTGACCACGTCCTTCAAATCCAAATGGAAATTCCCGGAGGACTTCGTCTTACCATCTACATATTGCTTGAATTTCTCAGAGTCAAGGAACTCATTGATACTTTTCTCAAGAGGGCTATCTCCCCCCAAGGTGATGCCACGCCCCTTCATTTGCTCAATCTCCTTGCCCATGGACTTGATGATATCACGAATCTCCGCGACTTCCTTATTGTTATTACCGGAACCTAGAGATTTAAGCTTCTCGCTAATCTCGGACATCGTCTCCTCGTACTCCTTCCTGTCTATGACATTAGATCCGTAATCCTCCAGACACTTGTTGACCATCTTCTCGATAGTTCCAAGCGTTTGTTTCTCCTCGTCACTCAACTCACTCTCCTTCTTGGCGAAATCGGAGAAGGACAATACCGGCGCAACCGCCAAGGCATAGGCCGGATCGCCTACGCATGCGATAACGGCAAAAACCACCAAGGTCAACGCCATGATAGCGAGACCTCCTAAATTCTCATAAAAACCTTTCTTCAACATAAATAAATTAATTAATTGTTATTAATAAGATCACCTAGAGACCCTAAAGTGCATCTAGCGGCTTTATGTTTCTCTATCTGAGTGGAGTCTTCCGGCTCAGATATAAGGGTGTTGCTTCTATATATTCTGGAATAACATTTAGGGCAGCGGACATAAGAGGCGAAATCATCAACGGATTTCTTGGAGTTGATTATCTCCAAGATACGGTCTTGTAACTCCGGCTTGATCTTTTCCATCTCCTGATATACCACATCCTCCGTTATCCATCGTGAATAGTCACCGACGGCATCGATCACTTGGCTCTCCAACGTGTGTTCCGGTACTGACCCATAATCGAAAGCCAGCCCGCAATGAGGGCACTGTACTATATTAGATCCGATCAACGCTTTCTCTACGATAGATATGTTAGCCTCAAGAGCCTTGAGCTTATCTCCGCTATATCTCTTATTTAAAGCGTCACGCATCATATTTATATGATCTCTCAAGTCACTACCCCTCAATTCCTTTATATCCATCAAGAATGTCTGAGGATTAGCACCCCAATGGGTCAGCGTGCTATACTCGCCCAAGAACCACTCCTTAACGATAGCCGGGTTATTGGAATCCCGCTTCACGGCCCTAACGCCCACGGAATGCTCCAAGGTCTTGCCATGATCCCTGTATAGCTTGTAATCCTCCAGCGTCTCTACGCCTATCTGCTTCTTTAGATTGATCTGCCCGGTCATGACCAGATTGCCATCCTCCTCCACTCCCTCTATAGGGCAGCCAAGAAGCTTGGTCTTGTCATGGTTGAGAAACCACTTGCACCTGTTGAAATTCTCTTGGAGCGTCTTGGAGAAAGAACCGGGAGACGATATATCGCCGTCGCTGTCCTTTATCCCGATACCATTAACGGCCACCTTGACTATTCCTTTCTCATCCACGTCCGTGGACTTGGTCTTAAATAATATGCTTCTATACGGTTCCATGTCGGTATAAATAAAAAGAGCCATACCCCGCAGGATACGACTCCCGCCGGGTATGGCTCTCAGGCTCTAATTTCTTTATTTGTTATGTCCTACAAATATAGGGTTAATATATTAAAAAGCAAAACTATAGAATCATTTTTTATCATCATCAACATCACCCCTATCGTCATCGCCCTCGTCGGACGGTTTTTTATTACCAGAAGTCCCTCCAGAAGAGGATGAGACGCTCCTTGATGGACCGCCAGACCTAGCTAAGGATATGATCTCCTTGACCAAGGCCAATTCCTCGGTAGACATATCGTAAACCAACTTGTCATACAAGGGGTTCCCTACCTTGCTCTCCCCTATCTGCGCTCTCCAGTCATTCAACGTCAATACGCCTCCCATGAATTCCTTCTGGCATTTCTCCGATACGATACGCCTCTTCTCTACCATATCCTTATCACGTACTTGCAATACGCTTACGCCACTAAAATCCACGTCTATATACATGCCGGACTTATCAAGGCCAAGAAAGGAGGTCATCGATCGGCAGAATTTCCGGGCCTCAGGAATAACGATATTGGAATAAACGGATATCTCGGCGATATCCTGATTGTCGTATTTGGCCATATCCTTGCGTGGAATCAGCACTGAAGGTATACCATATATACCGGCTATCTGTATAGCGTCCGCCAAAGTCTCCTCGAAAGGCATAAGTTCTTGGATGGACATGTTTATCCTCACGAACTCCGTAGGGACATCCACTATGCTCATCTGGGACCTGTCATTAGTCAACCCATAATTGTCATTCCACTCCTTCCTTATGTTTCTCTTCTCCTTGTCGGTGAGAGGAAGGGAACCATCAGCGTCATATTTCTTGCTTATCAGCAATCCCAAGGCCCCCCTTTTAACGTATATGACATTCCTTGCCTCGTACACGGCGACCAAGTTGGCGATAGGATAACGTTGGGTCTCCAACCTGCTACGTCCCTTTAGGTATGAGCTATTCAATCGCATATTTATATCCTTGTAGTGGATGACCAGAGACGGGTCTATATCCATAAGCCCCGAGCTGGTGGAAATACGATAGCTGTTGATTATATCCTCCTTTGTTGACGGCTGGAACAAGGGAATGGACATCGGGCTGTTTATCACGACCTGATCACTTGGCAAGACCCAATAGGTATCGCACCATTTCCATAGTTCCTTAGGCTTTACCCCCCCTACAGACGGGGAAGCCTGCCAGAATCCATTACCTGTCACATACTTATAGACAAAGAACATCTTAACCAAATCCTCGAACGAGAATAAAGGGTTAGGATCGCTAAAAAAACGGTTCATCTCCTCGTTATTGAACACCACGGAATCATCCTTAGCCAATTTTAATTGATAATTGCCGCCCGCTATCCTGCTAGCCAAGAAATCCACGGGGAAAAAGACCTCTCCCATGGTCTCGAAAGCCTCGATAAAATTCCCGGAACAGGTATAGGGGCTGAACACCCCCAGATAACCGGACAAATCCACGAGTCCTCTCGACCTTGGAGGACGATCGGGCACATTCGCCACCTTATCCTCTTTCCTGAAAAAATCAAACAAACCCATAATATATTCGTTTTAAATATTGTTTCGTACCAAAATCTCCGCTATAGCGGATAGGCAACACAGCGACTCCCCTCCATCCTTGCCCCCATAATCTAGCATATTCTCGACAAACGACAGATAATCATCCTTCTCCTCGTAATTGTCAAGAAAATAAAACAGATCTCTCACAGTCTCAGAATGGGCGGATATCCTCAATCTTGTATCAGAGGCCCTCCTTCTTATCCTTATATCGCACCCCCCGGTCTCCCTTATCTCCCTAGCGATAGGGAAATAAGCCTTGTCGCTCTCAAACACGACATCACTCCATCCTATAGGGCGCAAGAAATCCCTTAGAACCCCAGCCTCCGTGATATCCCTCAACGAGGCATCCAGAACGTACGCCTTCCCGTCCATCAATGCCACCTTTGCCATACCCGCAAGCCCGTCAGGATTGACCGCCACATAAACTATCCTCGTGGCGTTCGATATATCCAATTTTACGTGATCGTAATATCTCATATCCTCCTCCTTATTTTTATTGTGCCTTCTTCTTAACGAGAAAGACGTATACCTATCCTTTAATATCTCCGTGACAAAATAGCGCTTGGCATCGCTAAGGTGACCGGCCTTCTCGTAGGACTGACCCGTAATCTTGTCCTTTACCCTCTGCTTGAGCATCGCCCCGTTGATATCCTTTTTTACGGTAATATAATCGTTTATCGACGTATCGCAACTCTCGTCGATCGTGATGGAAACGTCTTTTATATCTCCAGAATATATGGCGTTGATAAACTCCCCGGTCATGGATACGGAAGGGTTCGACCTAGGCAATCTGTCCTCGCTACGGAATCTCTTGTCTATGCCCTCCTTGAACTTATCGAAAAAAGACCTCTTATCCTCATCGATCGTGTTACCCGCCTTGGTAGATACGTCACCATACAAATATACCATGTCATCGTGACCGATCTCCTCCAAGTACTTGACCGTGATCTCGGCAGCCTTGGTGACCGTGTTGAACGGATCGGACGGGGTTTCCTCGTGAATCTGCCTTATCCTCGTTATATCCCCGGTCTCAACCTGCCAAAAAGAGATGGAGATATAAGGCAGGACGTTGTTATCTATCGATATATGCACGGGAGCCTTGACATATGGGCACTTGCCCTTATGCTTGGCGGGGTCGAAGGCGTGGAAGAACTCGCCACCCGTCCTTATCGTCCCCCACTCGCCCAAGGCGTATATCAGATAATAAGCGTAATCCCTTTCCTTGTCCCTCTCGAAATCCGCTATCGTCTGAGCGTCATAAAAGCCATACGTGCCATCAGGAGACCCTACGACCCAGAAATTATTAAGATAGGTGGACTTGATGATAACCATATCCGGGCGGTGCGTCTCGTAAGTCTTTTTTCTTGGGTTGTATATGGTCCGCTCGGAATTGACCCATTTCCTCCCTACCTCGGAATATTCCTTTGGCAGTATCTTACCCGTTACGCTATCCTTGAGCTTCCCGTACAGATGATTGTCCACCTCGGTCAATGTCTCGGTATCAAATATCTTTTTCTTGATCCAATGATCCTCCGATATCGGGTTAAATAGAGCTACGATCATCTGTCCCTTGCGACCACGGAGACGCTTCCTTATCTGTTTCAAGTCGGATTCATCGAACTCGGATATCTCCTCGCAAAACACGTACTGATAAGATTCGAGACCCTTGATCTTCTCCGGATCGTCCAGCCCTTTGAACCGGATATAGGAACCGTTGAAACACCTTATAAGGTTTTCTTGGAATTTGAAAAAAGTATCTATATGCAATGATTTAGCCGCCTCTTGGAACGTCTTGTAGATACTGTCCGCTATGGTTGCTCCGGTCTTCCTAAAGACAATCGTGTTATAGCCCTTGGATATACATTCCAATAGGAAGGCTTGGGCCGCTGAGAAAGACTTGGCGGAAGACGATCCCCCGTACATGAAGATGAACCTTATATCGTCATTCCCCAACGCCAGCCTCAGATGATGAAAGTTCGGATTGAACCTCTTATAGCTTATTATCCTCCTGTTGTCCGTCTCAGCTCCCAAAATATTAAATATAGAACAATTATAAAATTATAGACCTCGTATTTTTTCTAACAAACATAGCCATTTATTTAAAAATAGAACACTAATCATCTATTCCGGTATCTATTCCGATCAGCGATTTGCCAAGGTCTACAACGGTTGGAGCGTCAAAGCCAAGCATCTTGCAGATACGTTCTATGGCTTTCAGCTTATCGTGCATCTCTATCTTGACATATTCCACGTCAATGATCTCCGGATCATCGCTCGTTCCTATATTTTTCTTCAGGATTTTAGTAGATATGCTCTTGATAGCCGACTTCTCCTTGTCCGTAAGATTCTCGAACTCCTTGCGCTCTATCCATGTATTGTGAAGATGGGCTATGGATGAGAACGCTATGTTACCTAACTCGCCCAGTAATTTCTCCTTGGTTATATCTGATTTAACTTTCTGCTCCTCTTGCAGTTCCCTTACCCTTGACTGAACCTTGACATCATCCAATAAAGCCGAAGCCTTCTCCCATACGGACTTATCTTTCCATTTATCGCAAGAGTAGGCACGCCTGTACGCCTCGGAAGCGTTCCCGCCGCACTCGATATAATAATTACAGAAATTCTCTTGTTTTTGCGTCAACCTCTTCATTTTCCCATAACGATTTTGATTTCTTTCTTGCATTTCTTGCACCAGCAATAATAGACCCCCTTGGAGCCATAATCATAGTGGCCAATCCAATTATGATGGACAGGACAGTAAACGTCCACTTGTTGCCTTTGAGATGAGTTGTTATAAAAATCCATAAGTGACCTATATTATATTGTTAAACATAATATCCAATCAATAATACAAGTCACAAACTTGAAGCAAATATAGACAAAATTATTTATATCCTAAAATCGCAAGGTTAAATTGGGTATATTCGCGGGGTTAATCATTTATACCATGAACGAGGAACTAAAACAACTTTTGGAGTGGTTCGACAACTACGAGATCACATTTAACGAAATCAGACTAAGCCCGTGTCAATACATATTTGACCTCCGAAAATTTATCTCTGTCCAAACGAACTCTGTCCGAAAAAATTGGGACAATCCGACATTTGAGTATGATATTTTGAGCCTATATCAGCTTAAAAAAGTGCTGGAAGAAAAAGAGAAAGAAAATATGCCATAAAGCATAAAAAATAATCATTGAAAAACTTGCATAATATCAAATTTGATATTACATTTGCAATACAGAAATAACAATAGAAAGGGCGGCAACCTATAAGCGGCATAAAATCATGAAAACTTTTAAGTACGAAAATGGATTCTCTAAGAGAGACGTTGAACTAAAATTAGTTTACAACCGGTTTCAGCAATTTGTCCATGTTGCCGAAGATGAATATTACGAGTTAAGCCATATATATAATGACTCGAAGAAAGGATGCTATAAAATAGTAGCCAGATTAGAGGATGGCAAAAAATTCAACGTGAACATGAATAATGGCGTCGCATATTACACCAACTTAGCGTTTTAAATAATTAAACGCTGAGCTATCGGCATGACGGGCAAATAAAAATGAAGACATTATATTGCAACAATCGTGAATTATTGGAGATTTTAGAAAATAATGGTATTAATATGATCTGCAATGAAAATATGCAGATAGAAATATCTGATGAAGATGCGGAAAAAATTGACAGTATTGTAAATGAGCTTGCTCCTGCTGCATCTGGAGATTATGCGATAGAAGATATAGAATGATCATTATGGAATATCTAATAAAAGTCTATCTATCGGGAGGCGACGAGGTACACGCCCGCTCGGAAGAATCCAGCCGAGAGGAGGCATGGAGCCGGCTAAAGAATAACGAGGAGTTTATATAAAATAGTAGAGGCCTACAATAATCTATGAAACAAATAGAACTTAATCTACCGGAGTGGGTATTTTGGGATGCCCATTCTCATGAAGGGAACTTATTGGGAGATCGGACAATCATCGAGCATGTACGCTCGGCTTCCGTTTTCGAGGTGTTTGACAGGGACTTTGACGCAATAGGGCTTAATCCGAATGTATTGACATTTAAATTCAGGAACGAAGGATCAAGAACCGAGAGGCTGTTGATGGCCTTGCATCATAGCTGTACTCTTGATCCTGTGGAAGACCGGGAAATGTTATTAGGGATAATGAAAAAATGCGCAGTATGGTATTGCAATTATTGCGATTGGGAGGACGAGCAAAATGAATGATCGAGAGAGAATAGGCAAAAGGATAGCCCAGCTCCGCATGGAGGCCGGGATATCTCAATACAAGTTGGCTGATCTTACAGGGCTCAGCCAAGGGAATATCGCCCGGATAGAGACAGGTAAATACAGCACTGGTATAGACATCCTGTCCAAGATCGGAGACGCTCTAGGTTATGAGCTTGATTTTGTCCGGCATGATACCAATCATCCAAATTGTCCTATTTGTCGCATGCCAAAAGTATAACGCCCGTGTTTTTTCTGACACGGGCGTTTTTTATTGGTCCATTTTTCCTTTTCTATAACTCGAATTATCATGCAGTCTCCACCCTATTACATACTACACTATCTATATTTTTAATTATCAATTTTTTAACTTGAATTTCACAATTATTACTACCTTTATAGAATATGCTGAAAATATCTTCCATGTCAATCTCATCCTCTTTATATAAGATTTTCCATTGTTCAATAAATATACATTCAGCCCTTTTCAAAATCTCTAGCAATTCTATAAGACGATCGCTCTTTTCCATAACATTTACGTTTTATTATTGATAATTTTTTAAGACATGCACAATTTATACTCAAGGTTAACGCTATAGTCTCTTGTCGCACGATAAGTAATACTGTTGCTATAATGCCCATTCCTATAACCTTTGTCGGCTTATGAAAGTTTATCACATTCACATATTATTTAGCATTAATGATAAAAAACATATTACCCACGCATCATCATTATATCCCTTCTCATCTCCACATAATCCCGGTAACGATCCGGATTGTTAACGTAATCAATTACCCTTGATATCGCCATGTCCGCTTGAAATTTTTTTACCTTAGTATAATAACGTATCACGCCTTTCGACTTATCTGAATGCCCTAAACAATAATCTATGACCCCATCCGGGATTCCTATCTCGGAAGCGTATTGAGCGAAAGATTTACGAGCGGAATAATACACCACTTTTTCCGTTATCCCTAACGACTGCGCCAATTTGGATAGCGAACGAGAAAGATACCTAGAGAAATTAGGATAGGAAAACTTATATCCGAAATCCAACTTGCCAGTCCTCTTATCCATCCATCTATCTATAATATCTCTCGCTTGGTCTGGTATAGAGAACACGATCTTATTGCCTCCCCTCGTCATATTCCTAGATTTAGTCCTTACATATTCCAGCGTATCGATTCCACGGAAATCAATGCCGAGTAGATCTATAAGATTGATACCTCCAAGATAAAACGACAAGCAAAACAGATCGTGCGCCACCTTTAATCGACGCTCCGAAGGATCGGCCATTCGCAAACGATTAAATGACTCGAAAGATATGTCAACCTCACGTACGGGAGAAGTCGATATCTGGAAGTTTACGAAAGGATGGACATCATATTTCACAAGCCTTCTTTTTATACCCTTATTGATTATAGTCTTGGTATGTCTCATCATCATGGAGTTCGTGGCCTCCCCAATTCCCTTTTTATTCCTCAAGAACCTAGAATAACCTTCTATCAGTTCTGGAGTGATATCGGAAAGGAATATATCCCCTTTCACGAACTCGGTAAAATACCTGCAATTCCGCTCGATCAGCTTTGAGTACCCGATACTCCCATTATCGATCAACTCCCTTTCATAGGATGAGCTTACATCCTTGAACGTAGAGATATCGTTATCCCCTGCTGAATTAACCAACATGCCCTTTATCTGCACGCATGTATATAAAGATTGGTTCTTAATCGAGTCAAGCTTGTCTTGATACTCATTAAGCATATTCCTCAATCTTTTGTTTATAAAAGAAGCGTCCGGTCTCTTTACGACTTGACCGTTCTTAAACTGGGACTCGCTATCTAATATCACGTTCGTCACGATATAACAAGTCTCTCTCTTGTGGCAGACCGCCACCCTGACCTTGTGCCTCCCATCCTTGAGAGCCTTGGCCTTGAAAAGTGTCAATTTTAAAGTAGCCATATAGATTAAATTTTTTAGGATACGCGAAGGATAAGCTTTTATGTCCAAAAGTGGACTTTATATCCTTTTTTTTAATCTACAAAAGGGGAAAGATCTAAAACAAAAGCGGAAGTTTAACAGCTAAATATCAAACAATTATAAACTTCCGCTCTTCGTGATCAGGATGGGATTCGAACCCATGACCCACAGCTTAGAAG